GCCGCTGCTTCCTCTACCGGCGACCGAGGTGCTGCATCAGCTACCGGCTACCAAGGCGCTGCATCAGCTACCGGCAACCGAGGTGCTGCATCAGCTACCGGCAAAGAAAGCATAGCCCTTGCTGCCGGAAAGGATTGCAAGGCAAAGGGAGCATTAGGATGCTGGATTGTGCTTACAGAACGTGGAGAATGGGACGGGAGCACTTATCCTATCATTTCAGTTAAAGCGTTCAAAGTAGACGGTAAGTCAATCAAAGAGAATACTTTCTATTCTTTAGTGAATGGAGAGGCAGTGGAAATGAAATAACAATTTATTCCATCCGCATCAAAGGTAGTGCTATTACCGTACTAAAAGCCGTGAGAGAAGCGAAGTGCGCACCGCTTTCCTTTAACCTTGTACGGGCGGTTTAAAAACACAATACAATGGAAAATGAACTTGAAGAACTGTACAAGGAGCTGAACGAAGTCAAAGCTTGCGATTTGGACTATCTTCCCAAGTACGGGTATTCTTCAAAAGAAGAAATCATTCAGCTTATAGAGGAAGACATTGAGGAGTTGCGCGCAGAACTCGAATGTAATCAATATGATTATACACCTGAAGAACTCGAAGACGAAAGGATGTTTCTTTGCGTTAGTCAAGGGCTATCAATATATTGCTAAACTTAATATTATAAAATTATGCCAATCGTAAAAAAGAATGACGTTCTACCTGAACGTCCTGTTATTATTGTACTTTATGGAGTACCGGGAAGTGGGAAAACAAGTGTTGCTACAACAGCCGATACCCCCTTATTGATTGATTGCGACAGAGGTGCAGACCGAGCAGTACAGCGTTGTGATACTATAATGGCTAAAAACTGGAAAGACATAGATAGTGAGCGGGAAGCAATGAAAGAGTATAAAACAATTATAGTTGATACAGCCAAGTCTATGCTTGACGATTATTTGAGCCAATATGCCATTGAAAACAACTATAAGTTAAAAACAAATTCTTTAAAACGTTTCGGACAGATGGGCGAAGATTTCAAAGAGTTCGTCAATTTTCTTCGTTCAAATGGCTCTGATATAATATTTATCTGCCATGATAAAGAAACTGCAGATGGTGATGTGATAAAGCACTCTCCAGATTGTACCGGGCAATCTAAAGACCTGCTTGTTAGAATTGCAGATCAAGTTGGATATGTATTTATCCAAAATGGTAAACGCTGTATATCTTTTGCTCCGTTAGATAATTTTGTAGGGAAAAATGTTGCCGGGCTTGAAACTGTTACTATTCCAAATTATGGCACAACCCAATTTGATACTTGCATGTCTGACATTGTTTCAAAAGTCAAAATATCTATTCAAGGAAAAGGAGAAGCACAAGCAAAAGCCCACGAGCAGCTTGCAGCAATACGAGAGCAACTTGCGGCTGCAATGACTGATGAAGATATTATCTCATTGATGGAAGCAACCAAGACACTGCCTAAAATCATGCAATTACCGTTCTTCTCTGAAATGCAAAAAAATCTTGCTACAAAAGGATACGCATTCGACAAGGACAAAAAAATGTTTATTAAAGCATGAAACCACTTATTAGGGCAACACAACTGGAAGCATTCCGAAAATACATAGAACAAAGCGATTACGCCAGTTATGAGATAACTGAACAATCGGTTATTGACAGTATATCAGGTGCATTTGAAGGCAATACATATACGAGAATTGGAAAAGCTTTTCATAAAATAGTGGAAGAAGGTACACCGAAATACGAAAAGGTTAAATCAGGTGAGCGTACCTTTCTTTATTACGGGAAAGAACAAAAGGAACAAATGCCAAGCGGACGAGCGTTTGACATTGAGGGAAACAAGATAATTCTTGACATACCACAATGTAAGGCCGCTCTTGCATACAGGAATGAACATCCTGATGCTTTTCATGAGATACGCCTTTATAAGGACTTTGGGAATGCTATTATAACAGGATGTGCCGATATGATAGATGGCGTAGAAATTAGGGATATTAAAACCAAATATTCTTATCCTATTGATGCCGATTACATAAATTCTTGCCAATGGAAATTTTATCTCCAATTATTCAATGCAGATATATTTCATTTTGATTTGTTCATATTTGAAGGATATGATAAAGAAAAGCATGGATATGATGTCAGAGGTATTCCGTTGAAACGTTATGGTCCTGCAATAACATGCTATCGCTACGATGGTATGGAGCAGGATAATTATAATCTGCTTCGCTCCTTTCTTGAATGGGCTGAATACAGAGATTTGACCAAGTATTTACTTAAAGAAACAATAGAATAGAAAATGAATTTAACCGGAAGCGTAAATTTGCTAAAGCTCGAAAAAGTGGGCATAGCAACAATTAAGAATAAGAAATGCGTTGTCATTCCTATAGAAGAAAACGACCTTTATGTAAGTATGGACGAGAACCTGAAAGCAAAAGCCGTCTATCTTAACGTTAATATTAATGAGCGTAGAGAGCCGAGCCAATACGGAAATACCCATTACTGCAAACAATACTTATCAAAGCAGTATAAGGATGCGAACAAGACAGAAGCAGAAGCCAAGTCAAAGGTTTACTTGGGAGACTTCAAGCCTTATGAGTTTGAGGGTTCCGGGAATGCTGCGGCTACGGTGGAAGCGCCAACCTTACAGACCGACGGGGAAGACGACCTTCCGTTCTGATGTGTAACCTATAAACATATAATATCATGCTGTACGAATTTAAGCTAAAAGTAAACAAGGTTAACGAGAAAGGCGATGAAAAGGAAGTCACCGAACATTACATAACCGATGATGAACTTTTCGGTCATGTGGAATTGAAAGGCAATGAGCTATACAACGGTGAGTGTGATGTTTTCGCAATCAGCCGGAGTAAGATACGTGAGATTGTCAATGAGAAGCAGGAAGATGAGTTCTTTTATAAGGTCACTCTTGTTGAGATTTTCGTAGACGAAAACGGGAAAGAAAAAGAGAACAAATATTATGTTCTAATAGCTGCAAAAGACATGGACGATGCCAACAAAAAGGCAGCGGAATACATGAAACAGGGGCTTCAAGACATGAAGCTGGACGCTATTGCAAAGACAAAGATTTTAGACTTGATATAATTAACCGAAAGCCCTCTGCTCACGCAGAAGTCCCGTGAAAGGTTCGGGTTAAGTGATTTAATTTCAGCTAACAGTTAACTATCCCGGTGTGGCTTGACTGCCTATCCGGGAGCGATAGCCTGTGAAGGTGTTTTTGGGAAATAATTTTATCCATACAATCTCGCCAAGCCCAACCAGGATTACGCCAATGGCACTGTATACGGGGACTGACGAGAAAATGGGGAATATGGTAGCGTTGAACGTATTGGGCGGTTATTCTTTTTGATTGCCAATTATTTGTTTTAAAATTAGTATTAGTTATTCATTAGTTTATTATCCTTTACCATCCAGCAAAATAACGTGTTCTGTTCGATTCGGAACTTCCCCACTAATACAATCCATTATGAAACTTACAATAACCAAATCCGAAGGTGCAATCATTCAGAAGCTTATCGCAGACCGAAAGTCAGACATTCATAATATTGGAGGTGACAGCAAGCAGGCAGAGCGTCTAAGTAAGCTGAGCAAGAAGATTGCAAGGCAGATAAAGAAACAATACAAGACATAAGTCCTTACGTAATAACTTCTGCGGTTCTTATTACTTATGACGGAAAGAAGATACCGTTGGAAAACATAGAAAGTGAAATAATGACCCGACCTATCCAGTTGACTAAGGAGAGGATACTCGATGCTTTCTCCATGATGAAAGATAAGCCGGTGGATGTGGAACTTAAAATCAAACATATATGAGCAATTATGTTACAGTTACAGCAGAGGTGGAATTTGACATGGAAGATTATATAGATGATATTCTTGAAAAATTGTCAGACGAAGAGTTAATTAAAGAGCTTGAGGACAGAGAGTTTGTTGTTTACGAAACAGCACCCTTACTTCAAATTGAATTTAACAATCCGACCGATTTGAAAAGGCATTTATGCGACATAGCTAATGTCGGCTATTGTATATCCAATGAAGAACTTATCAATGAAATAAAATTAAAACTACCATAATTTGCATGAGACATTTAGAAGACAAACTCCAAAAAGCTTGCGTGAAGTGGTTTGATTACGCATATCCTAAATATAGGCTAACTCTCCATCACTCTCCAAATGGCGGAAAACGCAATTCCATTGAAGCTGCAAAGTTCAAGCAGATGGGCGTTCGTGCAGGATTCCCCGATTTGATACTTCTTATACCGAATAAGTTTTATCCTTTCTGTGGGGTGGAATTAAAGACTAAAACAGGCAGGCAGTCGGAGAATCAGAAAGCCTATCAGAAGGAGTTTGAGAGTATCGGCGCTAAATACGTGGTTGTCCGGTCACTTGACGAGTTTATAGAAGTGGTAACTGATTATTTGAAAGAAATTTAGTGTTTAATGAAAAATAAAAATACAAGTGTTATGGAAATAGAAATAAAAATCAACATCCCTGAAGAAGGGAATAATATTATTGATAAATCAACCTTTTCACTCTCTATAGTGGGAATGCCTATTAAAAATCGGGAAGCATTGAAAACACTCCCCGATAAAATAAGGCAATCGTTTATTGACAGCGTAGAATTATTGACAAACAATTCTGTTTCTGACAGATTTATTAATTGCATAGACGGAATTAAGAATGCACCGCTCGCTCCGGTGCAAGCTCCTCAATGTAATGAATGAAATATTTACAAATAGTGTGATACTTTTGGAAGTCAACTTTACACTTATGATTATCAAATGAAATTCCCGAAAAAGAAAGTTCCATAAGTCCTTTTGCTTCATCCAATAGCGGAAGCGTCTTGTCATAAGAGTATATAAGGTGGATAAGTTCTCTTGAAAGGTCTTTCATTTCAGGATAGCTAAAAATATCGTTTTCATCATATTCTCCTTTGACTAATTTTGCCTTTTCAATAAGCTCTTTTGCTTTTTCGGTGTAAAATTCTTTAGTTCTCATTATTCTTAATTTTTGAATTGACGGCACAAAGTTAAGAAATCCCGTGAATGATTGGGTTTGTTCACGGGAACTATAATTATTTGGCTTTTTCCTTTGGCATTTTGATTTGAGTGTGTATCTTTGCGGCAGTTTCAACGCCAAAGAAGCTGACATAAGATTAATGACGTGGATTTTTTATATCCATTTGACTGCTTATATCTGAAAAGATAAAAGGCTGTTCGCATTCCCTTGTTGGCTACGCATTAATCTTGTGTAGTTTCTTTGGCGAGAAATTGGGAAGCGGACAGCTTTCTTTTTATACATAACTCAAATTTTGTTCAACAATGCCAAAGAAAACAAAATTAGAGAATGGGAGAACAATATGTACCCCACAATCTACGTTAGTACACGAAACGTACGCCCTCACTTTATCTTCTTCAACCGAAGAAATCAAACGTTATTTCAAAGCTATTTTAGAACTTTCAAAGTCAAATCTTTCCTATCCAGTAGACCTTGATAGTTGCTGGATGCTATGCTATTCCGCTAAAGATAAAGCGGTACGTGCTTTAAAGGAAAATTTCATAGAAAATATTGATTATCAGCCGCTCGCCCAAAATGGTGAGCGAACGAGAGGCGGTCAAAACAAGATTGACTATCACCTCTCCGTTTCCTGCTTGGAATACTTCATTGCCCGCAAAGTTCGCCCCGTATTTGACGTGTACCGTGAAGTCTTTCACAAGGTGAACGAAATTGCGCCAAAGGTTGCCAAGTCAAGTGCAGCAGACAAACGTAAAATCGCAAAGCTTGAAAAGGAACTGGAGTTTACGAAAAAACTTCTCGAATGGACAAGATGGAGCGAACGCAGGGAAATCGAACTCAAATGCTCATGCTTCCACTACCTCGTAAAGACGAAGCAGTACGACAAGTGGGCGGAATACAGAAAAACAGGAATAGTCAAGAAGTAATAGCCATGATTGAAATACTTATCGTGTTGGGTAGCCTTTTGTCGGGCTACCTCACTTTCCGAAAAAGGGAGAGAAACTTTTCTATTGAGCAAAATCTAAAAAATTAAATATTATGAATACTTCAATTATTAAATTCGATTACAACGGAAATATAATTCCTTTTGAGAAAGGGAGTGATGTTATGGTAAACCTTACGGCTATGGCGAAAGCCTATCCCGATAAGAATTTATCCACAATTGTTAACTCGCAGGAAATCAGCGATTATTGCACATCACTTTCCAAACTAAAAAATTTTAGTTTGGCTGATTTACTGATAGTTAAGAGAGGTGGAGATAATCCAGGCACTTGGGCACACCGTCTTGTCGCTATTCGTGTTGCACAAAAACTAAATTCCGATTTAGCGGTATGGGTGGATATGAGAGTAGATGAGCTTCTTAAATACGGTATGACCGCCACGCAGCCAACTTTGGAGCAGATGATAAACAACCCCGACCTTGTTATCAGCCTTGCCACGCAGTTAAAGAATGAGCGTGAGGAAAAGCAAAGAATGGCTTGCGAAAATCAAATTCTCAAAGAACAGAACAAAAATATAATTGAAGAAACCAAACCTGCTGTAACCTTTACAAACGCATTTAGTGGAGCGGAAAGTTCATGCCTTATCGGAGAGCTTGCAAAATTAATTGCGCAGAATGGATACGATATAGGCGAAAAAAGATTGTTTGCATGGATGCGTAAAAACGGATATTTGGGCAAGCATGGAGAAAGATATAACGTGCCAAATCAGAAATACATAGAACAAGGGTTGTTTGTAATCAAAAAAGGCGTACGCTCTGGAAGTAATGGCGTTTTACATACGACATTGACTACAAAAGTTAGTGGCAAAGGACAAGTTTACTTCGTGAACAAATTTCTTAATACCATATAGAAAGTAATAATATGAAAACAATAAAGCAGCAATCAGAAGAGTATGCGTTGAAATATCCTTCCGAAATCCGAAATGAAATAGCGAAAGCATGGATAGACGGGAGAAACTCAATAAGGAAGAAAGAGGTACTTGACCTCTATTTCGTAGAGGAAGAATACAAGGATATATTCATATACTGGCTCAACTACAAAAAAGAGAGGGGGCAGCCATACAAGCAGACCGGAGCAGAGGCATGTTACCGGAAGCTATTAACTCTTTCGGGAGGTGACAAGCAGATGATGATTGCAATAATAGAGCAAAGCATGAGTAATAATTACCAAGGGTTATTTCCACTAAAAGACAATGGGAACAGAAATCACACTAACAAGCAAGGAAATAGCGGTTCTATCTTCCAGGCAGCTGATTGCTATCTGCAAGAACATCAGTAATGAGATAACTTCCATAAGCCAAGCGATAAACGCACCTCCCATACAATTATCACAATGGAGGAAAGATAACGAAACCTGCATAAAGGCGGTTCTTGTAAAGTTCATAGAAGGTACTCTGTTGTTTTACGGCCGTAGCCGCGAGGATATGAATGACTATCAAGTAGCATCCATTGTAAACTCTATCCTTGACAAGTATTATTATTTCAGAATTGAGGACGTTTGCCTTTGTTTTAAACGGGCAAGGGAAAACTCATCATATGGTGGATTTTATGGCAAAATAGACGGTTCTGTCATCATGAGCTGGTTTGCCACTTACGATAAGGAGCGGGATGAAGTGATACACTCAATGCCGGAAGAAAAAATTAATGTTTTTACTGGAGAAGAGTATAGCCGAGAAGAGTACATTGAGATGTTGAAAGCTAAGATAGCCGGTGGAGACCTGTACGCAAACGAAGCATTGCGGCGTGTTGGTACATTCGAGCGTATAATGTTTGATAGACGTGGAGAGTATGCCAGTTATAAGTATTGGCGAAAACATAAATTTGACAATAAAGTATGAGACTTACAATATGTTGGACGACAAGAGGCAGGCAAAGACGCTTTTACTATGATATATGCAAAAAGTTTGGCATATCGGATTACATGAGTGTTAATCATGAGACGCCATGCGATATAAGGGATGAAGATATGGAACTGTTGAAGGAATGCGAAAAACGAGGGTTTATCCAAATAAGAAACAAACGGTAAATAATCATGGACATAGAGATTGAAAAGAAAATCGAACAATTGGAATGGCAGCGTGACAATGCAATGCGCATACGCTGCCCGTTGGTGGCAAGGAAGTATCAGCGCATGATTGATGAACTTGCAAAAGAGAGCAGAAACAAGAATATGAACAAGGCAGAACAGGCAAGGCAATGACTACCGACACGGCAAATCAGATAATCAGCAAGTATGAGAGCCTTGTAGTTCTGTGCACCTACAACATACTGCTCACGAACGACATCTGTTGCGGGCAGGTTATCGAGTGCCTGCATGCAATGAAGAGAACGCCTTATTACAAACAGGCATTCAAGCGGTATTTGAATGATGCCGATAAGGCAAGAAAGGAACACGAGCGTACTGTAAACAGCGTTATCGGTTCAGACCGGAGCGAGTTTTTCGCCGACTGCAACGACAAGTATACGGAAGAAGTGAACAAGCACGTGGATATGCTGTATTGGCAGTTCAAGCAGGTTCTCGACGATAACGGCGTACCCCATTCCGCAGAGATTGCAAGGTTCGAACTTGCAAGGACATTGTGTGATTACGCCTGCATCCAGTTTGACGAAAGGATTAAAGAGCTTCGGAAGAAAGATGCACGGTTCAACGGGTTCACTTTGGAATATTTGAAGCTTTCAAATGTGGCAAGGATGATGAACCTTGCTTCCGATAGTTTGAAAATCGGGAAAACAGTCAATATGAACACAGAGCGGTGTACAGCAGCGTTTGATGTGCTGGTAAGAAAGCTGTCGGATGCGGATAATATTGCCAACGCGATAAAAGTTTAGTGAAATGAGACCTATTTATAACCTTATAACCCTCCTCATGGACTGGCTTTCGGTAGAGGTCGGAGTGGATGAAGAATGGTTCTAAATCAAGACGTCATGGTGCAAAATGTGTGTTTCGGAAGACAATCGGGAACGGAATAAAAGGAAGAAATCGAATTAAAAATAATCTATATGATAATAGCATGGCTTTCTTGCGGTGTAACATCCGCAGTAGCTTGTAAGATAGCACTAAGTCTGTATGATAATGTGCAGATTTACTATATCGAAACAGGTTCCGGGCATCCTGATAACACCCGGTTCCTATCTGATTGTGAAAGATGGTATAATCGCCCGATACATACTATCAGAAGCGATAAGTATCTCAACGTAGAGGATGTGTTGGCTAAGAAAAGATTTATTAATGGTCCTACTGGCGCAGCTTGTACATTTGAACTAAAGAAACAAGTCCGTTACAAGCTGGAAAAAGAGTTGGGAAATTGGGACGGTCAAGTCTGGGGATTTGATTTTGACCCGAAAGAGATTAACCGTGCCATTCGCCTAAAGCAACAATATCCGGAAACAAAGCCGTTATTCCCGCTTATTGAAAGACAGATAACCAAAAAGGATGCAATGGGTATGCTTTGGAAAGCTGGCATTGAAATCCCCGCTATGTACAAGATGGGTTACAATAACAACAACTGCATCGGCTGTGTGAAAGGTGGTATGGGCTATTGGAATAAGATACGGAAGGACTTCCCGGAGGTATTCAACCGAATGGCAGTAATTGAACGAGAAGTGGGTGCAACGTGTCTGAAAGACAAATCGGGAAAAATATTTCTTGATGAGCTTTCTCCTA